CCTTGCCGAAATACATGTTCAGGTCGTTCTCGTCGCGGATCTCGCCGCGCTGGACCTTGCCGAACAGGTCGATCATCAAACTCGGATCGGTCTTGATCCCCTGCCCCTGGTTGGCCTGGGTCTTCAGCATTTGGATGAACTGCTCCTTCGAGCCCGAGCCGAACGGGTCGAGGTTCGACGCCAGCACCTGCTTGACCGACAGACGACCAGAAGCGAAGTCCGCCAGGAACTTGTTCTGCGTCTCCATCTGCTGGGATTTAAGCGCCTCCTTGGCCTGCTCTTTTTGCAGGTGCTCGTCGACGCGCTTCGCGCGGATGCCCTGGTCAGCCTCGCCGATCAACTGCTTCTTCAAGTCGCCGTTGATGTAGGTGTCCCACTTGCCGCTGTTCAACTGCGCCTTGGCGTCCTCGGGATTCAACTGCGCCCAGCCGCGGATGGCGGATTCGGCCAGCCCCGCGCTCAACGCCTGCTTCAATTCGATACCCTTGCCCTGCGGCAGCATCCCCGACTTGACCAGATTGTCGATGCCGTCGTTGTTCATCTGCAGCGCGAGTTCGAACCCCGACGGGTCGTTCATCAACGAACTGGACAGCTTGTTGTAAGACTGCGTGATGTCGGCCTTGGCCTTCTCGCCGGCCAGGGCTGCCTGCCCCGCCATCGCTTGCTCAAGGAAGTGGGCGCGCATCGCAGCGCCGGCCTTGGTCGCATAGTTACGGCCTTCGGGCGTCGAGATGTTCGCCTCGATCTTGGCCATGCTGTCGTTGAACCGCTGGCCTATGCGGTTGGCGAACTCCTTGTCGCCCGGCTGTGCGTTCTGGAGTTGATCGCGCAAGTCCGCGCTCGCCGCCGCGTGCAAGTCCGACAACTGCGCGTGAATGTCGGACACTTCTTGCTGCGCCGCGCGCTCCTGGAGCATCGCGCCCGATCGGGTGGCAGTGTCGCCAAGGCTGTCAAACCCGGCGGCATAGTTCCCACCGAAGTCAGCCGCCGACGCATTGCGGCCGCCCGGGGCGCCGACGACTTGGACTTGGCTCACATACTCTGGAAACTTGGGCATATCAGATGTCCGGGTTTTCGTAGGCTTGCGTGGCCAGTCCGCGATACCGCATCAGTTGCGCGGTCGGCGCTGCGGGTTGTGACAGCGCTGCGTAGTTCACCCCACTTTTGAGCAGAGCGGCCGCGGCACCCATGTACCCGCCCGTGAGCGCCTGGCGCGCGTTCTGGCGGTAGAGCGACGCCGAGTTCTGATAGCCCCACGCCTGGAGCTGTCCCTGGTGCTCGATCGACAGCGCATCGAGTTCGGCAGCGCGGGCACTCTCCTCCAGCACGTCCAGAGGCGAACCATCCAGCGTGACGCCGGACGCACCCACGTTCGCGCGGATGGCGCCCAACTGCTTCGTGTTGACGATGCGCTGGCGACGCGCGTTCTCGGCGCCCTGCTGGAGCGCGATCTGCGCGTTCTGGTCGGCGAGGTTCGCATTGTACCGCGCCGAGGCCGCCTGAGCGTTGCCTTGGCGGATAGACCCGATCGCCTGGAGGCCGCCTGCGGCCAGGGCGATATAGGGCGCGGCGGCTGCTACTACGGCCATGCTACTTCACCCGCGCATAAAGCCAGCAGTCCGCGCCGTCAGGCTTGTACGCCTTCATCGGCCACGGGCTGGCGAGACTGAAACCCAGCGCGTTCACCCAACGAACGCCCTCCACGAAATTGATATCGACGGCCGCCTCGACACGACGGATAGGCGTGATGTGCAAGAACCGACGGACAGCGCGTGTGACCGCGAAGCCCTCCTTCTTGGCGAGCGGCGACACGAACGCCCAGGCTTCCGCACGGTTGGGCCAATACTCGACCACGCCGGCCGAGCACAACACCGCGCCGCTTTCGTCCAGCGCCGTGAAGGCGTTGGCGGTTCCTTCGAGCGCGGCCGCTTGCTCCATGGTGAACTCAGCGCGCAGATACGCCTGCCCTTCCTGCGCGGTCAGGGATTCGAAGTGCGCCGCTTTGTATGGGACAACCTGGATCATCGGTTATCCTGCACGTCGAGCTGCGGCATGATCGCCAGGATGGTGCTCGGGAGCGGCTGGTCCTGCCGAAAGCACACTTGGTTGTCGAAGTCGTAGTCGAACTCGGGCGTCTCCGAGAGAATGCCAGAGTACAGGGCGACCGCTTCGTCCAACTCGTCGGCCGACGTGCGGAAAGTAACCGTGTCAAGCGTGTCGAAGGTATCGCCGACCTTGAGGCCCAACGAACGGTGCAGCAGGAAGCCCAGGCGGTGCGTCCGGCGGGTCTTGCCCAACGCCGTGCCGTTGGCAGCGCCCGCCTCGTCGCGCAGACGCTGGCCGTCGCTGTTGTAGTTGTAGCCGACATGGACGACCGACGCCGCCGAGTCGAGTGTGATCTTGCCGCCCGAGACGGTCTTGTCCGTCTGCACGGCGCCATCGGCCAGGACAGACACCGTCTGCCCTTCCAAATGGTAGAGGCCCGAAATCGTGGACGTCGAGGTGCTGTCATAGGTCAGGCCGCAGTCCAGGAAGAAAGCGTCTTCCTGGTCGATGTCGTCCTCGAAGAAACGTGTCATGTACTCGACGAAACGGCGCGTGCTGCCGTTAATGTACCGCTTGACCACCATCCAGACTTCGTCGCGCGTGCCATCGGCGGACGGGATGACCGCCACGCTCTCGACCTGGGCGCGTGTGGTCGCGCCGGCGTTGCTGTAGCCGCCCAAGATGTGGCGGTGCCAGCCGGCTTTAACCACGTCCATGTCGCGCTCGTAGGTCAGGCCGACCAAGACGCCGTCGTTCCGCACGCCCCACAGGATCGGCTGGGGCTCTTTGCTGTATGCCAGTTCCTTGATCCCGCCCCGCGTAACATGCTCGCCGATGACCGTGATGTCCGGCGAACGGAAACCGTCCGACGAGAAGAAGTAGGACAATTCTCGGACCTTGCGCCCGGTCTTCGAGACGAACAGCACGGCTTCACCAGCCTGCATCGACTGCACGTTCGCGCTGCCCCAGGACGTCGACGGTTTGGCGGAAACATTCGTGGGAGACAGGGATTCGTTCTGGCTCGACGGACGGATAACCCACTCCGCGCCGGCCGTGCCCGCGAAAAGACCCTTCTCCCCCGAGAGCAGCCAGCGCACGACGTTAACTTCGTTGGCGTTCAGCGAGTAGGCCACCGCGTTCGAGTTCGCGATGGTGCCCGCCGCATTTGACGGCGCCATGTTTTCGTAGTCGCCCGTGTTCGAGCCGTCGATGCGCGTCGGATAACTCGTGGCGCCCGCCCAAAAAAGGCGGTCTTCATAGAAGGTCACGCAAGACGGAAAACCGGTGTTCGTCGACCAGACGCCGAGGCGCCAGTTGACCGTCGCCGTCGTGGCGGATGCGTTGGGACCGCTAACCGTCACCGTGACGACAGTCGTGCTGGTGAAACCCGTGATCGTGAGCCATGTCCAGTTGGCGGCGGGGTCCTTCCACCGGATCAGGCGGCCGACATCGGTCGATTTGAAGCCGTCGCCCCCGTTGATGCCGGTGGTGGCGGACGCCGTGAGCGTGACACCGGTGCCCGACGTGGCAGACAAGCCCAGCGTGGTCGTGGTCGTGTTGACGTTCAGATACGGCCCGTCGAGGAACGTGATTGTTGACAGCGTCCAGGACGTGTGCCCCGTGCGCGACAGTTTCCGCTGCGCGTAACTCGGATGCGCGATGTAGAGCACGTCCGCCGACTGGGTGAACTTCAACTGGAACAGGTCGGCTTCGAGATATGGCGTAGAGATTTCGTAGATTTCGCCGATCGAACCGCCCGACGTGTAAGTGGTGTAGCTCGTGCTGTCGATGCCGGACAATTCGAACGTGTTGGCACCCGCGTTGACGTTGGCGACCGTGATTTCACGGTTGTTCAATTCGACCATGCCGAGAATGCCGGTCAAGACGCAGCGATCGCCGTTGGCGTAGGTATCCGCGCCGCTGTAGGTGACCACAGCCGGGTTGGCCTTGGTGATCGCCGTGATGTCCTGCGCCGTCGCCGTGATGAGGGCGTTGTTCCGGTAGAAGCGGAGATACTGGTCGCCGAACTCCAGGATGTACGCCTGGGTCGTCGAGAACTCAAAGCGCACTACGCGGGTCGCCTTGGACGACGTCTTCACTTCCGACACGAACGCCGTGCCCGGCCGGCGCGTCAGCGCGCCTTGCAGCGTCGGGACATAGTTAAGGCACGTCGCCAGGCCGGTCTTATACCGTT